TGATTACTTCGGTTGTGACGATAATGCTTATACAAGAGCTGCTATTCGTAAGAGCTTATGCGCTGCAGTAGCACGTGTATTTGAGCCAGGTACTAAATTTGATATGGTACTTATATTAGTTGGAGAACAAGGTACATATAAATCAACTTTTCTTAGAAAGCTTGGTGCCAATTGGTTCTCTGATACATTCACAACAGTTCAAGGAAAAGAAGCTTATGAGCAGTTACAAGGTGCTTGGATAATTGAAATGGCTGAGCTTTCGGCTCTTAAAAAATCAGAGGTTGAAAACATTAAACAGTTTATAAGCAAATGTGATGATGCTTTTAGACCAGCTTATGGCAGAACAGTTGAAATATATAAGAGACAATGCGTATTCTTTGGAACTACAAATGATACTGACTTCTTAAAAGACTCAACTGGAAATAGACGTTTCAATCCTATAGATATTCATCCTGAGTTTGCTACTAAATCTGTTAAAGATGATTTAAATGAAGAAGAAGTAAAACAAATCTGGGCAGAAGCTTATGAGTTATGGAAACAAGGTGAACAACTCTATTTTGATGACAATGAAGGCTCTCTTGCACGTGCAGAACAACATAAGCATACTGCGACCGATGAACGTAGAGGTGTTATTGAATCATTTCTTGAGCGAATGCTTCCAGATGATTGGGACAAAAAGGACCTTTACGACAGACGTGCCTGGCTTGACGACCCACTTTCTAATAATGGAACTTGGAAACGTGATTTTATTTGTATGGCTGAAATATGGTGTGAGTGCTTGCAAAAAGACAAAACAGATATGTCGCGTTATAATACTCATGAAATAAATGATATTATGCGCTCTCTTCCTGATTGGGAGTTTGTACCTTCAACTAAGAACTTTCCAATATACGGTAAACAGAAATATTACAGACGAAAAGATAGCTTAATGTAATTATGATTGTAGATTTTAAATATAAAGATAAGAAGGGTAAGTATCAAGCTGTTACTAAGAACATAGATGCTGCTTGTATATATGTTGACAATGTGCGAATAAACCATAAAGCATATTATATAACTTCACGTGAGTACCATCTTGAAGAATCAAAAATAGTAGTATGGCTAAAATCTTAATTACGTCTTATAAGGTTGACGACTGCAGTTGGCATAAAACAAATATTGAGCTTAATAAAACAAATCTTGAAGCTGTAAGAAAAGGTATATTGAGCTCATATCCAGGAGCTAAACAATGCTTATTTATCTATGAAGAAAAAGGATAATGAGAAACTGGTCGAGCGTAAGCTTGTAGAGATGTGTAAAGAATTTGGTGCTTTATGCATTAAACTGTTAACTTACCAATTTACAGGCTTACCTGACCGCATGTGCTTATTTCCTCATGGTGTAATAGTATTTGTTGAATTAAAATCAACTGGAGAAAAGCCGCGTAAGATTCAATTAGCTATACATAAGAAGCTAAGAGAACTTGGCTTCAGAGTAGAAGTCATTGATACAATAGAAGATGTTGAAAATTTAGTTTTTGAACTAACATGCGAATAATGGACGAAAGCAATTTACACTCATATCAACGCGCTTGTGTTGAACATATAATACGAACTCCATTTTGCGGAGTTTTCTTAGAGATGGGGTTAGGAAAAACTGTCTCTACACTTACTGCTATAAATTATTTGATGTATGATTACTTAGAAGTTAGCAAAGTCCTTGTGATTGCACCAAAGAGAGTAGCTGAAACAGTATGGCAAGAAGAAGCTGAGCAATGGGACCATCTTAAGCATCTTACATTTTCAAAGATTATAGGAACCCAATTCCAACGAGTAAAAGCATTAAATGAAAAAGCTGATATTTATGTCATTTCTCGTGATAATATTGCATGGCTCTGTGCATATTATGGTGGAATGAAACTACCATTTGATATGATTGTTGTTGATGAGCTCAGTAGTTTCAAATCATATAAATCTCAGCGCTTCAAAGCTCTTAAGGTATGTCAACCAGCATTTAAACGCTTCGTTGGCCTCACAGGAACTCCTGCACCGAATGGACTTATAGATTTGTGGCCACAGATATATTTAATGGATAGAGGAGCTCGTCTTGGTAAAACTATATCAAGTTATCGCTCAATGTATTTTAGGCCTGGAAAGACTAATGGCAATGTTGTATATTCTTATGATTTGCTTGCAAATTCTGAAAATCTTATACACGAGAAAATTAAAGATATTTGTATAAGCATGAAAGCAGAAGATTACATACAAATGCCAATGCGAACTGATAATTTTATTAAACTTAGACTACCACAAGAGCTTAAACAAAAATATAATGAGTTTGAACGAGAAAAAGTTCTTGAGCTGATTGATACTGCAAATGATGAATCAACAGAAATAAACGTTGTGAATGCAGCAGCTCTATCAAATAAGCTTTTGCAATTTGCTAACGGAGCTATGTATGATGAGAACTCTGAAGTTCATGAGATACATTCAATTAAAATTGATGCACTTAAAGAAATTATTGAAGATGCAAATGGCAAATCAGTTTTAGTTGCGTGGACATATAGATTTGATAGAGATAGACTAATGGAGGCTCTTGCTAAGTATAAACCACGAGAACTTAAAAAACCAGAAGACATTTATGACTGGAATCATGGCAAAGTTCAAGTGATGCTTGCACATCCAGCTTCAGCTGGTCATGGTCTTAATCTTCAAGCTGGCGGTTCAATAGTTGTCTGGTTTGGCCTTACGTGGTCATTAGAGTTGTATCAACAGTTTAATGCTCGACTCTATAGGCAAGGACAAGATAAACATGTTATCATTAATCATCTTGTAATGGTTGATACTCATGATGCTGATGTCATTAGTGCTATTAAGCAAAAGGCTATTAAGCAAAATGGGTTAATGGAAAGTATTAAAGCTAAAATTGAAAAATATAAAAAGAGAAATGGATAGTGCATTGGATATTCAAGTTGGAGGTAATCATTACAAAGACCTTCAGATGCAGCCTATTGTTTTAATAACGAAGGCCAATTGTGACTTCATTCAAGGGTGTATTATTAAGTACATTTCCAGGTACAAAAACAAAAATGGCAAGCAAGATATTGAGAAGTGCATTCATTATGCGCAACTTGCAATAGAACTGTTGCCAGATGAAAAGAACTATTTAAATATTGGCTTGGGCTACAGTTATATAAAAGCTAATAGCTTGAATCATTATCAATCAGATATTATCATTGCTACATTGCAACGTGATTTCCTATTAGTTATACGTAGTTGCAAAGCCTTGATTAAATCAGAGTATTAACTATTTTTAACAGATAATTTCATATATTTAACTAAAAAAATTTTTATTTGTCGAAATAAATCAGTACTTTTGCAGATGTAATAATTATAGTTTTTCATATTCAAATTAACAGTTATGGTAACAACAAAAGACATTCAGATTTTGGACATGTTTATGCAAGTGCATAGCATTCCTTATGTGTTAACAGGTACAGCTGCACTTATGGTGCATGGTATTTTACCAGAAGGCTACGTAGCCGATGATATTGATGTCATTGTGCTGGTTAACAAAAGTGAAGATTCCAACAAGTTTTACCAAGTAGAAAAAACATTGACTGAGTTACAATCGCTTTCTGGCAATGAAAAATGTGAAAGCTATGATGTGATTACATTCAATGCAAATGGCACAAAGGTTAATGCTTTTATGAATGGCAGAGAGTATTGCAAACAAGAAGATGGTAATACTTATAATTATGTCGGAGGTTTTGGTGAAGAAGGCCTCTATCGCACAATGATTATTTGTGGAAGACGCGTTAAAGTTTCTTGTGTTAATTGCATACTTACTGCTAAATTCCGTCTCAGAAGAATGAAGGACTACAAGTTTGCCAAGGACCTCGCTTCAACAATTCTAAATATTGGATTTTAATTATGAATAAGAACTTTTTATTGATTTCACTCGGCCACAATAGCTCAGCAATATTTGTTGACAACAGTGACCCGCAACAGCAAGAGATTATTGGTTATGAACAAGAACGTTTATCAGGTATTAAAGCTGATAGCCAATTTCCTCGTGATGCTATAAACGAGATTACAAAGCATGTACCATCAGATAAGCTGAAAAGTTGTTGTGTACTCATTTCACACTGGTTCAATTTTGGTCCTCATTTGATGGCTAATAAGTACATAACTCGAAATGATATTGATTGGCTTTATTACATTTGTGGTGATGATATTCACATGTGTGAAAGAGGATTTACACATCATGATGCTCATGCTTATAGTGCATACGAGTTCTTCAAATATCACAAAGGTGGTTATGATGTGAAAGGTCCAGTTATGTGTTTAGTAGTTGATGGCTTTGGCAACAACGAAGAGATTCTCTCATTGTATACAACAGACGAAATAAAAGGCATAAGCTTAGTTCACAGAGTATATGGCTATGATGCTTCTCTTGGTCTTATGTATCAGTATGCTACAGCTTTCGTTGGCATGAAAGAAAATCAAGACGAGTATAAGTTCCTCGGCTATGAAGCTCACATTGATGAATACACTGATGAACAACAGCTTGACATGCTCGACCATTACATTGATGTTCAG